ATGAAAAACTTTAGAGACTTAGCAAGAAAAGCAACAACATTATCAGAGTTAATGGAGAACAGGGAAAAGATTAGTACAGAAGATGTTATTAAAAATTTTCCTGATGGCATTACTATTAACGCGGTAGACGTAATTAAGACATCAACTGCAACATATCCGGTATTCACGTTTGCAGAGGATAATATAAAGTTCTACTGTGGCGGCATTGTATTAACAAAGATTGTTAATATGTGGTTAGAACAATATAACGGAGACTTAGGAATGTTAAACCATGACTTAGCCGAATCCGGTGGGGTGAAGGTGAAACTTACAGAATCAAAAACAAAGGACAAAAAGAATGTTACCACAGTAGAAGTAATGTAGCATGGTTGATGAAAAGAACATAATTTCCGAAAATCCACGGCGACTGTTAGCGAATATGAATAAGCGATTGAAAAGAATGACCGCCTATCTAGGGGATGAACACGACTCAATTCAGTTGGTAAAACATCAATTAGATATGGTTTACGGTTATGAGTCTATCGGAGTTCCTACGTTTAAAGTTGCCGGATTGTCAGAAGAAAAGAAAAAGCAAATATTAGATATTGCAAAAACTTATCAACGTTCTAGTTATAGTACAATAACAGGTTTTAAAAAATCTTTACAAAAAAAAGGTTTTCAGACATTTACAAAAAATATGAGTCAGTCACAGGCTGTTTTTTGGGATTCTGTTTTTTCTTCTCCGTCATGGGGAAAAATAAAAGAATTGTTTTATGAGGATTCAGATCGGGCTGTAGCAACTGCTGAACGTGTAGAACGTTTTACCGAAAATCCATATTCTTTAGAGGATATTTTTTCAGCGTGGTCTGACATTGCTAAAGAAGATAAGCCCAACTTTAGAAAGAGCGTTGATGTTGTAATATCACAATGGAATAAACTCAATACAGAAGAAAGAAATAATGTAAATTTCAGAGATTTTGTATCCGATATTTTAACAAGGTTGTAGTTGTATATGTACAATATTAGAGATTCGCCATTATCAGAAATTGAGTTTCAAAGTTATTACTTTAAAAAGAAAAATAGAGCCGATATAGTCAATGATGATATTATGTGTTTTGACATTGAGACTTCTAGTGGATTTTTACATAAGGATAGCGATACACTTGAACCGTACTTGGGAAAAAGTAAAAAATATTATGAAGATTGCAAGAAATTTGCTATCTGTTATGTATGGCAGTTTTCCATAAATGATAACGTTTTTTGGGGAAGAACGCTAGAAGATTTCAAAGAATTTTTACAAGAATTGGAATACTATGAACCACACAAGAAAATAATATACATACATAATTTTTCATTTGAATTTCAATTTTTGATAAATGTATTACAATTTGACTATGTTTTTGCACGACAAGCTCGAAAGCCATTATTTGCAGAATGGGGAACATATCAGTTCCGGTGCAGTTATTTTTTAACCAATATGTCGCTTGCAGTATGGGCTGAACAAAGAAAGTTGAAGGTTAGAAAAATGGTTGGTGATTTAGATTATACAATATTAAGAACACCTAAAACCGTACTTACTGATAAGGAGTTAGCTTATTGTTTTAACGATGTATTGGTTATGTATTACGGATTGCTACAGTATAAAGAGAAATACGGTCATATAATTGATATACCATTTACCCAAACAGGAGAGGTTAGAAAAGAAGTAATTGAACGTATGAACGTAAGTAGTGAGTACAAATACAGGAAACGCTGCTTAAAACTTATTCCGGAAACAATAGAAGATTATTCTTTACTGTGTGATTGCTTTATGGGTGGTTATACTCATAGTAATGCAGTGCATACTGATATTGTATTAGATAACGTTTGTAGCAAAGATATATCATCCAGTTATCCTACTGTAATGTGCTTGGAAAAATATCCCATGACGTATTTTGAGGAAACAATACCTTGTGACGATTATTTTAACAATGATAACTACAGTTACATAATAACGTTCGAAGTCGACCATTTACGGTCAAAACGTTGGAATACATGGCTCTCTTTTTCCAAGTGTACAAAGATAAAAGGCTATTCGCTTGACAACGGTAGAGTTTTAAAAGCGGATTTTGTACAGTTATCAATGACAAATATAGATTATGAAATGTTTCAATTATGCTACGATTTTGAAAATCTTAATATAATAGATTTTCGGGTATCGAGCAATGATTATCTTTCACCTACTTTTGTAAAATATATATTGTTACTATACGGAAATAAAACCACATTAAAGGGTATCGAAGAACAAGAGCCGTTATATATGAAAAGTAAACAATATGTAAATTCAATGTATGGTATGATGGTTACTAAAAACATAACCGATACGATAGAATTTGAAGAAGATAGGTGGAAAAAAGAGTTATTGAATGAAAATAGCTTTTACACAAAAATCGCAAGTGAAAAAAAGAAACTTTCGAAAACTTTCGGGGCATTTCAATTTGGTGTTTGGGTGACAGCATATGCAAGACGCAATTTGTGGCAAGGTATTCTTGCATTAGATTATAATGTGGTTTACTGTGATACTGATAGCATAAAGTATATTGATTGTGATTCTAATTTTTTTAATGAATACAATGAAAAAATAGCAGAACGTGAAAATGAACGTGCTGACATGCTTGGAATTCCACGAGAAAAATTTTGTCCAAAAGATAGAAATGGTGTATCACATAGGCTAGGAATATTTGACGATGACGGTCAATATCAAAAATTTAAAACATTAGGGGCAAAAAAATATTGTTATGTGGATAACGATAATAAGTTGCATATGACAGTATCTGGTGTAAGAAAAAGCGCAGTGTCTCAATTACATAATATTGAGGAGTTTAAAGATGGTATTGTGTTCGATGTCGAACATGCTCAAAAACTTTTAATGACGTATATAGACGATATGACACCTATTGTATGGAATAAAGGGCAGTACGATGAATTTTACAGCAAATATCAATATGGTATATGTGCACAGCCTACAACATATAGTTTGGGAATTACTGATGATTATGAGTCAATTTTGACAATGGTTCAAAATAAGAGAGGGGTGACAAGTATTTTTGAAAGAGAAACAGAAATATTATAACATAGATAATTTGTTATCTAAAAAGGCAATGTATAATATGTTGTTGGGTGAACGGTCAAACGGAAAAAGTTATGCTGTAAAGTATGTTGCTTTATGGGAAGCATATTATGAAAAAGATATACGAACAAAACAACCGAAAGAACGTTGTCAATTTGCTTATTTAAGACGGTGGAGGGATGAAATAAAAACTCGTGACGTAGAATCATATTTTTCCGATATGCCTATTATGGAAATTACAAACGGTATGTTTGAAAGTGTACGAGCGTATCGCGGTGATATTTACCTAATACACGAGGAAGAAGAAAAAATACTTGATAGAAAAAAGATAGGTTCTGCCTTTTCGTTGACTTCTGCTACACATTACAAGTCGCTTGCATTTCCTAAAATTGGAAATATCATTTTTGAGGAATTTATAACGGATAGCGGTTACATTGCTAATGAGGTAAGAAGCCTTATGGATATTATATCCACTATCGCAAGACGTGACTACGTTAGAGTTTTTTTGATAGGAAATACAATTTCCCGATTATGTCCTTATTTTGAGGAATGGCAACTCACGCACATAAAAACACAAAAACAAGGAACAATAGAAATATATCGACAGTTTACAAACCAGTATGACGAGAAAACCGGTGACCCTATTGTGGTGACAATCGCAGTAGAATATTGCGAAAACACCGGAAGTAATTCAAAAATGTTTTTCGGCAAAAAGTCAGAAATGATAACAACAGGAGTGTGGGAAACTGGTACTTATCCACATTTACCGGAAAAATTTGAGCACTATGATATAATATATCAAATATATTATAAATACACAAGTTTTAAATTTATGATAAATTTGATAAGGCACAAAGAAACAAAAGAAACTTTATTGTATGTGTATCCGGCAACTAAAAACATACCCAAAAACTGTAAACGAATTGTCACAGATGATTTTACATCCAATCCGTTAGCAACGTACAACTTGACAGACTTATTGAAATATGATAGTATGATAATGGATATGATTAAAAATAAAAAAATAACATTCAGTGACAATTTATGTGGCACAGAGTTTACACAAATAAAAAAAGAAAAAGGAGTATATTAAAATGAGAAGTATTGACGCATTAGTACCACCAACAGAAAACGATAATAGTGATAAGTTATCGGAAAACAATGAAGCTACAATTAAAGCTATAGAAAATATGGCAAATACAATGAAAGAAATTGTGGAAAGTTCGACATCGAACACTACAAAAACATTGGAAACATTCAAAGACGCATTTGATAAAAAGATCACAATGTCATTAAATGACAATGTTGATAAAAAAGATGTTGGTTCAGATGAACCGGAAAGTGAGGAAAAGTAATATGAGTACAGTAAACCAGATTTATGACTTAATTAACGAGGTAGCACAACAGACTTTCGGGGAAAGTGCAATTACAGTGAAAGATACATCTACTCTCGTCGCGTTAGGAGATAAAGTTTTATCATCCGATGTAAACACGGACAAGTTTGCGAAATCTCTTGTTGATAGAATTGGAAGAACAATTTTTTCTATCCGTCGATACAATGCAAGTGGGGATGATGGTTTGGTAAAAGAACCTTTTGAGTACGGATGTATTGTCCAGAAAATCTATGTTGATTTACCAGAAGCAAAAGAAAACAATGCATGGGAAATTGGTAGTGATTCATATACACCAGTTTTCGCCCCTGTGATTAAACCTACAATTAAACAAAAATTATTTGAAAAAATGGTAACTTGGGAAATTGATGTTACAATTCCGGACTTTATGTTTAAGACCGCATTTACATCCGCGCAAGGTGTTGCCACTCTCATTGATGCTATTTTTGTTACAATGGATAGTTACATGGAAGTAGCGCTGGAAAACAATAAAAATCTTACTCGTGCAACATTTATCGCTAATAAATTACATGCAGCCAAACCGTGCGGAAAACATAACTTATTGACGGAATACAATACATTAACCAACAACAGTTTGACTGTTGCAAGTTGTTTACGTGATATTGGTTTCTTAAAATGGGCTAGCCAACAGATCAATTTGTGGGCTTCTCGTATGAAACGCATGAGTGTCTTATTTAACGATGAAGAATACAAACGGCATACCCCAACAGCTGATTTAGTGGTAAACGTTTTACAGGATTTTGATAGCGCACTTGTGTCTTATCTGGAATCTGATACATACCACAATGAAATGGTAAAAATTGCTAATACATATAGCACATTACCATATTGGCAAGGAACGGGAACAAGCTATGGTTTCGAAGATACTTCGAAAATCCATATTAAACTTAATGATACTACCACTATTGAGCAAACGGGTGTTATTGCGGTAATGTATGACCGTGATGCAATGGGGGTTACAATCACAAAAAGGAATGGAACTACAGAACGTAACAACCATGACGAGTACACCAACTATTATAACAAAGCAACATACGGATATTTCAACGACATGTCCGAAAACGGCATTGTGTTCTATATCGCAGAAACCTAAAAATTTAATCGACGTCGGACTATAATGTTCGACGTCGAACATGTTAAAGAGAGAGGTGTCTATATGTTTTTATCTACTTATTGTGACAATCTGAAAAGCATAAAAAAAGAAGAAAAAGAAGAAATGCAACTTCCATTATCAATTTCTTATTGGACAAATATGTTATTTGAAAAGGCAGTGCGAATTTTTGAATGGAGTGGAAACTTACCTTTTCCCCAAAAAGAAATTGAAATGCGTTTATTATTGTATGGTTATTGCGGTTATATAAACGATACAAAAGTTGGTGAAATGGTATCTGTAGGTGGTATGAGTGTACCTACAGAATATTGGGATGAATTCAAAGATTTTACATATGCGGCGGCAACTGCAAGCGGTGGTACTAAAAAGATAGGTGAAGAATGTGTTATTATAAATAATACTGCATTGCGCAATCCATTATATCCTATGATTAAACGTTATGCAAATTTACTTGCGCATACCGATGTTTCACTAAAAATGTCACTTGTAAATTTAAGAATCAAAAATATTATATCCACAGATTCACAAAGCACAGCAGAAAGTTATCGAGCCAT